ATATTTAGAATAGATAACCCAGCAGCAGTAAATAACATAAACCAAAGTTTACAGAATGTTAATAGCGCAGATGCACAAACATCTATTGCATTTACTAAGAATGTCTTAGAGAACTGTACGGCAATTAAAACATTTGACCTGTCTTCTAATAGCTTATTAGGATCTTATATTAGAAATTATAGAAACCAAGATTCGTTTCCAACAACACCCCTTAATGTTAGCTGGAGGCAAGATGAGCCTATACAATGGAACGGCATAAATTATAATAGAGGAGGGTTTACTTCTTCTGGTAGTTTCTCGTATGATGATCTGGTGGTTAATGATGCTACCATAATCCAAAACGAGCATTTTTTTACTGAAGGGTTTCAGCGTAATAATATTCTTTTAGCAAATTTAATAAATATGGAATTTTTGTTTTCTGATACTAATGCAAAGGATTATTCATTAAATAGGTATTTCGGTTTATATGTAAATGAAGTAGAGGAGGGGTTGTTTGATATTTCTGGAGAAGGTTTTTATAAGAATACCGAAAAGACACAACTACCAAAAATAAAAACAATTACACAAGTTTCTGAAGAACTTAATACTCCGTTTGAGATGACTAATGAAAATGGTTTATTAATATATTTAGATCCTGCTAAAACAACTACAATAACAGGTTTACCTACACCACAAAGAGTTAATGAGGTTGAATCTATATTTTATATTAAGGATAAGAATGAACAGTTTCATACTGTTAAAAAAGGATCTGTTTGGGGAGAAAATCAAATTAGGTTATTTGATACTATAATGGATATTTCAACTATAGCAGGATATAAACAACCTGATACTTTTGCTGATGCATCTATAATTTCAAGAAAAGGTAAAGCTATAAGTTATTTTAAAATCTTAGAGGAATTGACTGATGGGTTTAAAATTACATTTTATGATGGTTTAGATTTAGTAGGGGAAGTTGCTGCATCTACTGCAACAGTACCTATACCTGGCAATCATAAGTCACAATTTTTTAATCCTAATGGTACACCTGAAGAAATTGCTAAATCAATAGAAGGAGCTATCAATAATGGAATTTCATTAGAAAAAAGATTTTTTGAAGCTACTCATAATAATGATACTGTATATGTGCAGTCTAGGTTTTCTGGTAGCAGATTTAACAGATTAAATTTTGTTATAGATTATGCACAATATCCACTTATGGTTAATAATATTACTTCATACCCTATTACTTCTATCATAGAACCAGGTAAACATTTTGTTGGTGGAAATGATGTTAATAATTCTTTATTAAAAGTTAATAATGGCGACCAAGAAAGATTTAAAAAAGGTAATTGGGTTCAATCAAAAAACGGTTTTGCTGAAATTGGCGACTGGGTTCCTTATTTAGATGAACCTATAACAAACCAAAACGGTACAGTGTTAGGCTATACAGGTGTAAATGAATATGCGATAATTACATTAGATGATAATCAAATAAACGTTACTAGGACTGGTCAAGTTGCATTATATTCTGATTATAGACCTTCGTTTGGTAGATTTTCAATTTTTCCAATAAAGGATTTTGATTATGACTTTTATAGTAAGCTATACAGTCAAATGGGAGAACTGGAATATGAAGAAGATCAATATAACCAAACCGATGCGAGTGGTAGTTTTACGGGTATAAGTGCTAACCCTGAGGTTAGAGAATTTTATAGGGATGGTGGATTTACTAGATTAATTGGTTTATTAAGATCAGCAGACCCTGATGAAAGTTTTGACTCTATAATAGAATCAGAATATGATAGACTAGAAGAAAACTATTTAAAGCAACAGGCTGTAGCATCTAGAGTCATACCTTATATAAATAAATGGTCTTGGGTTAATGATGGTAAAAATGTTAGGAATTTACCTTATGGATTAAACTTAAGTGAAGCGTTTAGTCAAAATAACTTTGCGCCTTCCAAGTATTCAATTGGGCAAGAGCCACTGGGCTTTTCACATGAGTGGTATTACTTATGTGAATTTCCTTATTACTTTAATAATGAAGCAATTAAGAGTTCATGGAGTTATATTGATAATGCACCAACTGATACCATTGAAGAAAATCCTTTTACTGGGGCTGTGTATACACCAGGAACATTCCAAAGAGTAGATAAAGATTATTTTAATGATTATTTTATAGTGGATAAGTTTACGACAGGTGGTACTATTAATTTAGTTGATAGACAACTTAGATATGGTAGATTTAGTGGAGGCGATGAAAAGAATTTTGCTGAGGCGTTTTTGAGAGGAGTTAGAGTAATTGCTAAACCTAAAGCAGATGCTTTTGAAAAGCCTAATTTTAATGCTAGGTCAATTAAGTATGTTAATGACGGTAGGTTTAATGATTATAGATTTTCAGTTATGCTTGTTCCTAATGCACCAGATAAACCTGAAGTAGAGGTTAAGTTTATAAAAAATGATAAGTGGAGAACCGTAGTAATGTTAATCTTTTTAGATTTAAGCAATGATTGTATAAATGGCCCTGGTGACCAGAGTATTGATCGTACAACCTTATATTCATTTGGAAGTGATTACAAAACACAGTTACCGCCTAATGAGTGTGAACCTGAAATTAACCCTATTGATAATACTTTTATGTTTGAAGCCGGTGAAGTCCAAGGGGCAATAAATTTAGCTAATGTGTCATGGAATAGCACAGTTGGCGCTTATCTTTTTCAAGGGCAACCAGACGTAAATGGAATTCCTACAAGGTTTTTAAGAGATCTAACGAGAGGGGCAAACGGGCAGTTTAACAGAATTGAATTTACTATAGGGTCTGATGTATACCAAATTGGTGGAATAGTAAGAATTGTTAGTGATACCGAATTCTTTGCAACTAGGATTACGGAAAACGGGTTGACTTTTATTCCAGGTGGACCTAACCCATCTCCGTTTTCACTGTTAACTGCAGATTATATTACTATTGGTGGTGGCTTTAACACTTATTCATCCAGGCTTTCTGATGTTGGTTTTGCTACATTATTTAAAAATATTAATCAAGGTAATCCAACAATAATTTATGAAACTATAGATAAGGATGGGAATAGGGTTTTAGATAAAGATGGCAATCTAGGTCAAACGTTTTCAATAGAATTAAGAGCCCAGGCAGATATATTAAAATCTGTGTATATAGGTGTATTACCTGACCCTGCAAAACCAACTGCATTTAACTTAACTGATATTATTGGATATGACTTGTCTTTGCAAACTAAACCAAGAATAACTCCTATAGGTAGGCATGCTGGTTATTATCAACCAACGGCCCTTGATGTTATATTTTTTAGAGATCCATATTTAAATATTGATTTTGATAGTGTGACAGGTGGAACTGGAATAACTGGCGGTTCTATTAATGATGAACTATATAAGATAAAGGTTAAAGAATTATGTAGATATGAGAATACTCAATTTAATAGTAGTGATTATGAAAACTTTGGACAAATAAAGAATTTATTTTATCATAAAGTAAATGAAGAAGATCCATCTACTATACTTGAACTTTCCACAGAAAGTGCATTCTTAAGTTTATACCCTCTTATTAATGAGGTAGGTATTGCAAGTAGGGACTTTTACGCGTTTTCGTCTAATTGGGAACCTTCTTATTTTAGAAAAAGTATTGATAAGTCTAAGATTGAATCTATTATAGGTACTAGGGCAATGACTGAAAAGAAGTCGTTCTTTGGTTCAAAATATTTAAAGGTACCTCAACTAATAGAATTAGAAACATTTATACATTCTCCTTTTACTGAAGGTGCTATAAAGCAGCCTAGTTTAATTGATGGGACATTTATTACGCGAGAAAATGAAACTAATGTTAGATTTTATATGTTCATACAAAAAAGATTAGAAGAGTTTTTGTTTGATCCAATTAAAGAAGAGTTTAAAAAGTACATAAAACCTGAGTTTAGCTTTGGTGACATTGAAACGTTAGACGATGATGTGTTAAGGTATATTAGGCAAAATGTTTTACAATTATATAAAATAGAAAACGTAGATTTTTATGTTAAAACTTCTAGAGAAATTTCATTGTTGGATTTTTCAACAGCCGAATTAACTAATTCTGAAAAGGTTTTGGCTGGCCTAACAGTAAACACTGCAATAGGATCAAAATTATTAAATACTAATCCATTTGATCTAAGCCTAATATATAACAAAAGGAAAGGTTTTACTGAGTCTTTTGGTTTCAGTATAACCATAGTTAAAAAATAAGAATATAATGGCAATAACTATACAAGATTTGATAGCCTCTGATACTATCTCTCAAGCTGTTGATAAAATAAATTTTAATTTTGATCAGCTCTTGTTAAATGGTGGAGGGCCAGTAGGTCCTAGTGGCCCACAAGGTACACCTGGCCCAATCGGTGGTAGAGGGGAAAGAGGATCTGATTGGTATGATGGGACGGTTAATCCTAACACAATTATAGTATCACCTTCACTCTTACCTGGTGATTATTACTTACAGAGCGATGGTCAAGTATGGGAATATAATGGAACTACTTGGTTTACGACACCAGTTAATTTAACAGGTCCTACTGGAACCCCAGGAACCTCTGATGGTTGGCTATATATCGGTAATGATGGATCTGGTAATGTAATTCCTGCAAACAAAAATACATTATACCCTTCAGGTATGCCAGGTGGTGCTGGTGCTAATGCTTCTAACGAAGGTGTAGCTATGGTTTTAGTTGGAGGTGTTACTACACAAACCCCAACAGTAGGATATAGTTATTCAGCTGCATATGAATTAACTGATGATATGACAGCTTCTTTAGACTCATCAAGAGTTAGTATGCTCATACATCAGAAAAACACATCTGCTAGGGCTATTAAGTTTATGGGAGGTGATGCTCTTCCCGAAAATTTTGAACAAGATAATCTTGGTAACTTAGCCGAAATTTATTTAGGTGCCGATGATGTACTTAACATAAACATACCTAAAGTAACTACACCAACCAGCACATCATCTGCAATTGGATTTAATTTATACAGTGGACCGCGCGGTATGAATTTTAGGTCTGGGAGAGGTGTTAAGTATGTAACTGGTGGAATAGGTAGTGGTTCTGGTGGATATGATATTGCGGATTATGAAATTGAAATAAATGAAGTTAATGCTGCGTTACCTCCAGCATTTAGTGTTAATGTTCTAGGTAATAAATCTGGATTATTTCAATTAGGGCAGACTACCCCTCCTACAACTAATGCATTTAATGGTCTTGCTTATTTAGGGGCTGATGAAATTTTAATTGATGGTAGAACTTCAATAGAATTTAAATCTGATGCAAGTACATATATATTTGATGGATTAAGTAGTATTTCAACTGCACCGACAGGTTTAGTTGCATATACAGCTGGAGAATCTTTAACTAAAATTGGTTTTAATGGGGGTGTTGTACCAGTCGGTCAGATATCTTATAATACTGTAAACTCAAATTTGGAAGGCTCAACCGGTACTGATAATTATCTAGTCTCATGGGGTGCTCAGAATACATTACAAAACCAAAATTGGATAATGTCTGGGGACGCAATATATCCTAATCAGACTGATACACAAAAATTAGGGTCGACTTACGGCGGAGGTATTAGAGCCCTCCATCTTTCAGGTGGAGATAGTACTGGTAATAGTCTCTTGTCTTTTTATGATGATCTTGGTACATATAATAGAAATACATTACAAATATCGGGTGGCAACTCACCTAGCACTGGGGTTGTGAGATTTGTACCAGGGGATGAGCTTTCCTTTCAACCACCACTCACTGGATCTACAAGGTCAAATACTAATACGCAATTTCAGCTTAATCTAACCTTTGCTGAACAAAATGAGGGAAGTAGTAGTGGTAGTTGGTATCAAGGAAAGCTTCCTGGTACCGTAATGGTGATTGGTAGTAGAACCGTAAGCGGGAAGCTAAGGAATGGTACTACGAGCACAGTTAATTATGGTAAGATAGAAATTGCACCAAAGACCAATTCTGCTGGGCAATGTACCGGAAAGGAAATGGCTGGTATATGGGCCAGGCCAGAGGAGACATCAACTACTGCAGGTGGTACTACCAACAATTACTGGCAGAATAAACCAATAGTTTTTAAAGGCTCAGATGGCTCAGAGACAACTACGTCTGGATCTAGACATTATGGTGGTGGTGCAGCTGTTCTTGGTGGTGATGGTGGAAATACATCAGGGCAAGCTGGTTGGGTTACTCTTTCACCAGGTGGTCAAAATCAGCTTGTCGCAACTGAATATGGTAAAGGTGTTCAAATTGGATATAATCCATACTATGACTTACCTAATGGTGCATCTACTAGCGAGGAAAATGCTACTAGGAGATCTGCTGCCCAGATAACAATAGGACCGCCTCTTACTATGAATAGCACATCATGGAATCCTAATTATAAAAAGGATGAAATATTTTTAAAGATTCATCAGCCGCCATCTATAATTAACATCGGTAATACTGATGAGGAAAGAAGAAATGAATCTAGATATGTAATGATGGTTAAAAGTTGCTATTCCGATGCGGATTCAGCTGGAGCAGTAGCTTTTTATAATAGAAACAATTCTAACGGTATAGAATTCTACCCACATTTAGGAGCAAACGATTTTAACCCGCATGTTGAAGAGAATGATACTTTAATAATGCACATGAATAATGGAACAAATGGAGCTGTGCAAGTAGGAGCTGGTGAAGGTGGTTTAGTTATTGGTGCTAAAGATGGTTATTGGGGAGCAATGAGGATTAATCAGGGTGGTGATTATGATGGGCGAGTCGTTAATAACCCAAATGAACCTAAACTACAGTTTTATGGACATGGAAATTATTCTAGTGTAGACGACTTCCAAGATCTAGGATTCCAAGTTAGAAGTATTAACAGTATAGTCGATCATCCTAATGTACTTTCCTGTGATTCAACCAGAAGTATTTTTGCGTCTGGGTGGATGAAAGCTAAACAGGCTGGTGGTATTGCTATTAACGTTAATAATTCATATATACATTGGCAACGAATAGGTAACACAATATCGTGTCATGGTAATATACAGTTTGGTAATGGTGTCGGTCAAAGAATTGTATATCTACCGGTTAAAGGAACAAGTGGTGGTGCCAATCTTGTTAGAGGACACTGTGATATAGTAAAAGGAGGAACTTTAGATGATGTGACTGGCCATGTTGTTCAAGTTGGTAGTGACAGATTTAGTTTTAGAAGAAATGCTGCTTGGGTAAGTTTAGCCAACTCAAATGTACACTTCTCATTTGCTTATATAATGCTATAAACATAATATTAAATTTTTAAAAATGACAAAAAAAGAAAAGAAAGAATTAACTGAATTTATTGACAAATACAAACAGATTGAAACATCTATTGATCTTATGCAAAAAAGTATTCTTAGCTTAGCAGAAAAGAGAGATGATCTATTTAATGATCTTGAAAAAATGAAAGTTAATGAAAAACAGTTTATGGATAAGCTAATAGAAAAATATGGAGAAAGTAATGTTACACCATATAAGTTATTACAGGTCTACGAAGAAGGATTATGATAATTATAAAAAACATAATACAAATACTAACTGATCCTAAAAATACAAGAATGTTTTTATTAGGTGGTATTGTAGTGTTATTTATTTTATTATTTAGACAATGTGAACAAACAAATATAGCAAAAGGAGAAGCTGTTAAAATTAGCAATAATTGGAAAGCATCATTAGATACAATTGAAAATTATATTGATAAGAATGGTAATGCTGCCGCTGAAATAAGAGCTCTTAATTTATCTATAGAAGAAATAGAAGGACAGTTAGAATTTGAAAAAGAAAAACCACCTATAACTATTATTAAAACAGAAACGGTAATTAAAGAAGTTATAGTAGAAGTTCCGGTAGTTATATTAGATACAATTATAAATACCGTGGTTGGTGATTTTAATTCAGCCTTAACGTTTTCAGATAAAAAGGAATGGGGTAAAAGTTCTAGAATTATTGATGCTATAATACCTTATAAAACTTCTGATAGTCTTATATCATTCGGTAATGCTAATATAGGATTAAAGCAAAATATATTTTTAACTGCATCATTAACAAGAGATGTTAAAACAAAAGAATTATTTGTAAATCTTTTAACCGATTATCCTGGTACTACATTTAATAGTGCCGAAGGAATATTAATTGATCAAAAGAGTAAAGCATTTAAAGGTTTACAATATGAAAACAGAAAAACCATAGGTCTAGGTTTACAATTAGGCGTAGGTTTAACTGGAAATCAAATTAGCCCATACATAGGTATAGGTTTAAATTATACACCAAAGTTTTTACAATGGTAAATAAATAAAAAGAATGGAATCATCTAAATTTATACAACTATCAGACGGTATATTATTGGAGTATATTTATACTAGCCAATCAAACCCAACGGAGCTTAATACAGGTACTTATCCTATTGAGATAATGAGGGATGGGCATACTGGTGGAAGTTTTCTTTTTAATACAGAAGCAGTATCACCAGAAATGGGGAACTATAGAGATATATCTGCAGTACCTATTAACGAGAACAAAACACAATACGCGTATTTAGATACCGACGTAGGTGTACCTTATAACGATTTTGATCCAGAATTAACTGATAGTGTAAATTTATTACAATCCTTTAGCCCACAGCAAAACATTGCATATGATAAAATAAGAATACATTTTATATCAGGATTTACATTCACTGGATATGACGGTATAATATTTGAAACTTTAATACCGAGAAGAGATGGTGTTTTGCTTAATCTTTCTTCTATTAATTTTTTAAAGAATGATACACCAGTATTTAACCCAGACCCAGTATTAATAAACGATAAGTTATTTGCAAGTTACATAGAATGGAGAGTACCTTCATTGTTCTTTATGAATAACACCTTTAATACAGGAGATCCTAACGGATTAGGGTATAGGTTAACTGAAGGTCAAGGATTTTTAAGTACACCTACAATTACATTTAAAGCTACCGGTATATATGAAACTATAGTAGATAACGGATATAGTTATTATAATGTTGAAGAGATAAACGCAGCAACATTTGCAAGTAGAGATATATACGATAATCTTTACGCAGAAGTTAAGGAGGCTGATGGTGGAGACTATTTTGAATTGAGTGGTCAGGTTACCGGTTCAACTTTTGCTAATTTTATTGCTCAATTAAACTCTTCTTCTGGTGGTGCTGATAATATAGTATTTCATGAAATTAATGTAAGTGAACAAATAGGTACAAACTTTATAAAAACCAGCACACAAGTATTTACACAAACTACGAATTTTGATAACCCTATTTTATTTAGGCCTATTATTTTAAACAGTGCAGTTGCCGCGTCGTTTTCTATTAATTATATGTTAAGAATTTATAACCGAGCTGATAATACTCAAATAGTGAAAATTGCTAAATTGACTTCATTTGATGTTAATAAGTATGGTCGAAGATTAATGAAAATAAATTTAGGTGTAGTACCAACTGTTGCTAATGTTTATAATCAAGTAGCAGAAGATGATGGTAAAAACATAATTGTAAATAATGGCGGTGTTGGTAATAATCCAGGACAGACGTCAGATCAAATAGTAGAACAGCTGGTAGTAAAGACAAAATATGTAACTTCATTTAGAGATAGAATAAATGTAAAGGCTGCAATTTCACCAGCAAAAATACAAACAATAACAGAAAACGATGGCAGCACAACAGAATAACGCGAAGACTACTTCAAATGCAAATACTAACATGCCGAATGAAACTACAACACCACTAGGAGTTCAAACTGATGTTGCAGTTACTGCTGAGAGTTATGAATATTTTAAAAAATTTACTTCTTTAAATCCTGGTGCAGAACCTTTACCTGAAGGCGATGGGACTATTAGGATTTCCCCATTTGATGACTATATAATTTTTACATTATTCGATGAAACAGGCAATGATGGTGAGCTAGCAGATACTCCAATTGACTTAAGTAATGTTGGAACTTTAACATTAGTTTTTATTGGTGAAACCGATGAAATAAGAATTCCTAACTGGACACAAGTACAAGAGGTTGACCTTTCGCAAGGACAGGTGTTATTTAGAATAAGTAAAGAAGATTCCAAAAAGATCTTAGCTTTAGATAATAATATTTTTTATGTATCTACAAGAATGGAGAATGAAAGTGGAGTTAGTGACGAAAGTGCAATTTATTCAGGTACCTTTTTAAGTTTGCAAGATTCTGTACAAAAAAACATGACAGATAGATTAAATCGCCAAGCTGCAATATATGCTGCTGATATGGCAGGTAAGCAAAGAATCATAGATAATTATGAAACTGAACTACGTGAAATGATTTCGTTAGATGAAGATCAAACTGCAACAATAGCTGGATTAGAAGCATCTAATTTACAATTAACAAATGAGTTAGCATTATTATCAGAACAGTTAGGAAGTACTGAATCTGAATTGGCATTAAAGACTTCTCAGTTAATTGCACAGTCATTGGAAAGATTAAAAAGAAAAAGATCTCAGATATTTGCCATACAAAAAAATGCTAAAGCACAGGCTTCTAAAGCAAAATCTATAAGCTTTTATAAACAGGCCGCTAAACTTAATGAAGACTTTGTTTCCACTGCTAACCCAGTGTATGACCCAGAGCCTGGTAAAGGGGTTCTTATTGATCCGGACTATAACCCAAACCAAGGCAGTGATTTTTTAAATAAATAAGAGATGATATTAAGCGCAAGAAATAATCAGTTTAAATTTGAATTTCCTAGAAATTTTATACCTAAGGAAATTTCAGATAAGTATAAGCCATACTTAAATAAGATGCCAGGCTCTATGATTAAAGAACCTATTGATTACTTTAATTATGGAATACAGTCAATGAATTTACCAGGTCCTTCATTTGATCCAATATCGCAAAATGATTTTCCTGGAAATACTAGAAAGTTTAGAACTAGTTTACCTAAACAAGAATTGTTTGATAAATCATTAACTATAACAATGCAAGCGTTTGATGGTTGGGTCAATTATTGGATGGCTATCGAGGTGTTTGATTATTATTATAAACAAAGTGGAAAAAATCCGTTTGTACCAGAAGGAGTAGGATTACAAATGATTGATGGTAATGGCAATATTTTTGTTACATGCCAATTAAAGGATATGATTTTTACTGGTGTTAGTGCATTGGATTTAAACTTCTCAAGTAACACGATAGAATTTCAAACATTTGATATTGACTTTAGCTATAACTTATTAGAAACTGTAGTTAATCTTACTTAATATATAAACAAATAGAAACAGCAATGAAAACATTTAAAGATTACCTTACTGAAAGCCATAATGAATCTATAGATATCCAAAATCTATTAAACGAATCTTATGATTTAACAGAAGAGCAAGAAACTGCAATTGATAATGCAGTAGATAGAATTATGGAGGAACATAATAACGGAAAAGACTTAGAGGTTATTATGGAGGAAATAATTAATGAAGGTATATTAGGATCTGTTTTAGGTGGTCTTACCGGTTTTGCTTTAGGTAAATCTGTAGGAAAGGCTATTGCAAAAGTACTAGGTATTCAAAAAGGAGCCTTGTATGATTTATTAACCAGTCGATTAATCGGTGCTGCATTAGGAGCAGTATTAGGTAAAAGACTCTAATCCATTATAATTGATTTACTCAGGTATAGATTTTTCTCTTAATAGTCCAGGTACATGTACACAGGACCATAAAGGCAAATACACATTTATTACATTCTTTAATTACGGTAATAGAATATGGGATGAAGAAGGTAGAAAGATACCGAAGTCCTTTTCGGTTCATAAAGAATTAATGGACGATAAAACAATATTAGGGTTTCCTTATTATAGACAAGTAAAGGATAAGGACTTTTTACTTAGGGAAAGAGAAAAACTCACAGATGGTCAAAACATAGCCGACTTAATTTCAAATATTTTAATAACATTATATGGAACAGAAAACCATAAGATTGCACTAGAAGGTTTTTCGTATGGATCAAAAGGGAATTCATTCATTGACATTGTTCAGTATAATACATTCTTAAGAAATGAAATTGTAAATTCTTGGGGTGTAGAAAATATTTCAATTTACCAGCCATCACATGTTAAGAAATTAGCAGGTAAAGGTAATGCAAATAAACATTATATGGTTAAAGCATTCCAAGACGATGTTTTTAACGATAAAGATTTAAGGAAAACTAAATTATGGAAATGGACTCAAGGTAAAGACTTTACAGAAAAGATCCCTAAACCAATAGATGACCTTGTAGATGCGTACTTTATATTAAATGCAAATAAAGAAAAAGGGTGGTCATTAAAAACTTAATACATAGAATACCACTAAATACTTTAATGACTAGTAATTACATACTTCTCTTTCTTTAATTTAGTATATTTTATATATAGAAACCAGAACTTAGTTTCAGAATATTATGATAAAAGCGATAAAAAATAGAATATTTATTAAAAAAGATGAATTACCAGAAAAAATCGGTAACATATATGTCCCAAAAACAGAAGGTCAGTATGCACCACCATATTCAGGTACTATCATTTCTGTAGGCGGTGACATAGAAGATCCGGATTATAAAGTAGGATCACGAGTACTATTCCACGACTTAGCAGGCACAGAGTTTAAATATGATGGCAATACCATATTCAGCATCAGAGAAAATGATGTAACCGCTATTATACAATAAAAAAGTTCTATTTAGACTGAAACTAAATAGAGATATGAATATATAATAAACAAAGGAACTGATATTATTCAGCGACTTATAAACAGGCATATAACAAGGCAAAGTATATTGGCAATACCCGGGCAAATTAAAAATAGGCAGAGCTGCGTTATATCCACAATTAATAACAAAGTAAAAATAAAAAGGCAATTAAAATGGCAAATGAATTCGACATTTTCAGTGTAAGCGTCAAGGACCTTGACACTGGAGACAGACCCGCACCAAGTAGCGATCTGTACACACCAAAACCCGACCAGGGAACTGACGGTACTTACCGTTCACTAATTAGGTTTCTTCCTAATGTAAAAAACCCACGTAAACCTTTCGTTCGTAAATATGTCTATTGGTTAGAAGATAGAGATGGCAACGGCTTCTACGTAGATTCACCTTCAACAGTTGGAGAGAAATGTGCAGTACAAGACATGTTCTTTAAACTTAGAAATTCTGAATCTGCTGTAGATAAAAAGATGTCAGAAGGACTGAAGCGTAGAGAAGTATTTTATGCATTAGTGCAAATCGTAAAAGATCCACAGAACAGAGATTTAGAAGGACAAGTTAAAATCATGAAATTTGGTTATAAGATTAAAACCAAAATTGATGAGGAATTAAATCCACAATTTGATGAACCTACTCAAGTATTCGATCCGTTTGAAGGAAAGAATTTTGAATTAGTAATTTCTAAGAAAGGTGGTTATCCTAACTATGATTCTTGTAAATTTCAAGGAAGTAAATCCGCTATGACGATTAACGAAGAAGCAGTAACTTCTGATGACGCAGGTAGAACTGCAATTCTTGATTTTATTAAGGATGCACCAGAGTTAGCAAACTTTGATTACCGTCCTTGGAATGATGAACAGCGAAATAAAGTAATGGGTGTACTTTCTCAATTTAGTAACCCAGGATCTTCTATTGAAACTGTTACTAAAAAGCAAGACGCACCAGAACCAGTAAAAGTAGCAGCCGCTGTATCGGCGGTAAATGAAGCTGCAGGATCTGCTGCACCAACTGCAACTAAAACTGAAGATTCTTCTAAAGGAGATGATTTCGATGATTTCATTAATGGTTTAGATCTTTAATAGTATGGCAACAGAAGTAATAATATCTTCTGAAATGAAAGCTCGGATCATCGATAAGGTGGTCCGAGTTCTTCATACTAACCATTCTCATCCAGAAAAAAGAAGATTATTAGAAAGTAAAGAAAGATTAAATTTTGCATGTCCATATTGTGGAGATTCAACAGATAGTCCTAGAAAGAAAAGAGGAAATTTATACTGGAGCAATTTACAGTTTCATTGTTATAACTGCTCTGCTCATGAAAGTTTAGATGTTTTTCTTAAAGATCATAATGTAAACTTTGAAGGTGAAGATCGTATAGATGTAATTAATTTTATTAAAGAAAATAGAAAAAACTTTTCTTTAGGAGAAAGTTTAGAATTTCATTTATTTGAAATGGCTAATAAATTAGCATTAACATTTGATGAGGTTGCTTTAGGCTTTAATGTGTATCCTATAAATAGTTTAACATACCGAGCATACCCTTATTTAAAAAGTAGATTACTTCATCATAAAACTGAAAGATTCGGTTATGACCCAAGAAGAAAAGAACTATATGTATTTAATCTTAATTCCAAAGGAAACATTATAGGTTTTCAAGTTAGAGCATTAGATGATAATAGCGGTCCTAAATATAAAACATGGAATATAGAAAGAATATATGACAGGCTTAAAAAACCTTTAAATATAACTGAAGAAGAACTAGATTCTTTAAACAAAATATCAATGATCTTCGGTATACTAACAACAGATTTGAGTAGACAGTTCACGGTATTTGAAGGTCCTATTGATTCATTCTTTATGTCAAATACCATTGGTCTTACTGGTGTTAAAAAACAAATATTGGATTTTGATGATATACCTACCGTTAGATATTTCTTTGATAATGATATTGAAGGTAAATCAAAAATGATCCAAAAACTAAAAAGAGGTAATACTGTTTTTATGTGGCAAAAGTTTTTAAAGGATTTTAATATTCCTTCAAAAAAGGTAAAGGATTTAAATGACTTAGTTAAGTATGAATTTAAACATAGAACAGGGTGCTTGCATGAGTTGGATAAATATTTTACAAACAATCATTTAGATCTTATATTTATATGATAAAAAATTACAACAATTTTGTGACTGAACAATTTGATGATTTTTATAATGATTTAGCAATCTCTAAAAAGAAGCTTAAATTATTTACTAAATTTAAAAAGATTAAAACTGATGATGTAAAAACAACCTTTACATTACCGCAACCTAAGAAAAGGTTTCAGCCAAAGATTAAGCAGTACAAAAAGATTAATAACGATAAAGGAATATTTTAATGGCATTTGATGATACACAAATAAAAGAGGCTAATGAACAATTAGAACTTAGATTAGGTTCTGATAGGAATGATTGGAAAGCAAAAATCAAAGATCTTGTTTCTAAGCTAAAAAACATGAATGAATTAGCAGAGTGCCAAGTAAGAATGCTTTCATACCGGCAAATCTTATTAGACAAAGTAACTGATTTTAAGACCACCATATATAAAAGGAATGCTACTTGGGACAGGTATTATAAGAACCAATATCGAGAGTATTCAGTTAACTATGATGTTAAACTAACTAATGGCGAAAAGCATCAATTTATAAAAGCCGATCTGTCTTCTTTAAAAACTCAGATTGACATGTTACAATCACATATAGATTATTACTATGAATGTATTAAGACTTTAGATAACATGGCATTTGCAATAAGAAACAGAATAAACTTAGATGATAAGGAATTTTAATGGAACTATCTCTGTCTGAAAATAAAAAGTTTTTAGTAATTGATTCATGTACCGAATTGGAATATGAACAGTTAAAATCTAGTCTTACTAAGAAAATAGAAGGTTG